CTGGTACTTTCTCAATAGTAGATACAGCTATCACTCCAACTAAAATAATGTACTACCAAGAATTTGACCCGAACACTTTACGTTCTTCACGTTTCAACAGAAGCATGAAGCCAGGTGCATGGGAAATTGAATCAAGTGAATTTGGTTCAGTAGTATTAAAATCTTATGGTAATTTAATTGCTGAAGATTTACAAACTAAGTTTTGGAATGGTGCAACAACTGCTACTAGAACAGCGGTAGCTGCTTTAACTCCAGGAACTGGTCAAGGTTCAGTAGGAGCTGCAGAACAAACTTTAGTTGCTTCAGGTTCAGCTACATTAATTGATGGTGTTGCAACAAGAATGATTTATAATGGTGGTGCTTTAGGAACTAGAATTAAAGTTTTAGGAACTACTTTATCATCTAGTAATATCGCAACTGAAATGGCAAAAGTTTACGAAGCAATTCCTGCTCGTGTTTTATTTGGAGCTGTTAAGCCTTATATCTATTGCCCTTACAACGTAAAGCAATTTATAAACATTTATAACATCACTGCTACTTATCGTGATTTATTTGCTGTAACTAATTTAGGACAACCGACTGAAGCTTACTTCTACAACGGGGTACAGTTACAATTTGTTCCTTTAGCAAGTAATGTTTTAATCGCAGCACGCCCGGATTTTATTTTTTGGTGTACGGATCTAACAAGTGATATCAATAAGTTTGAAGTTAACAAAATTGCTTTCAATAGAGAAGATATGTTTGTAAAAAACATCATGACAATCTTTGCTCACGTTGTGAATCAAGCAATGAATGTTCTTTACGTAGGATAAAAATTAATGGAGGGGCAACCCTCCTTATTATAAACAATTAAAATTATAAAAATATGCCATGTGTATTAACAAGCGGTTATACCTTTCTAGGTTGTAAAGGTGGAGCTGGTGGAATAAAAAATGTTTACATAACTGAATTTGAAAATAACTCAGGAACTGGTTCTACATTTACAGCAACTGCTGGAGTGGTTACAGCTTATACTTTAGCAACAGGCAAGAAGTACCGAGTGTATTCTCTCGATAAGGAGATGTCGAACATGACTAATCCAGGAACTTACTCACCAGCTTCAGGAACTATTTCATACGAACCACAAATTGATTTCAGTATTAAGAAATTAACTACTGCAATGATTCAAGAAATTCACTTAGTTGCTCAAAATGTTTTAACTATGATGGTTCAAGATATTAACGGAGATTATTGGTTATTTGGTAAGGATCAAGGAATGGATTTAATGACTTGGAGTTTAGAAAGTGGAACTGCAATTACTGATTTTAACGGACAAAAACTTTCTTTTAAAGGTAAAGAGATTGCACCAATTTACAAAGTAACTAGTACTTTGATAGCTAACTTAATAGCTTAATAAGTAACTTTTTAAAGTTAAGCTCAGGCCCGTAAGCTTGAGCTTTTTTTTTAAATAACAATTTTGTATATTTAAACATTATTAAAGTAGTGATAACGATAAACAAAAATAATTCAAATACAGTTGTTTTAACACTTACTGAAAAATGTTTGTTAGTTAATCCTTATTTTTTATTTGAGTTTAAAAACGTTTCAACGAATACAAAACAATTTATTATTCCTATTGATAACAGTACACAAAAGGATAGGTTTAATCAATTTACAATAGTAGAAACAACAACACCAACAATCCCACAAATCAAGTTGACAGTAGGGGATTATGAATATACAATTTACGAACAAGCGAGTAGCTCGAACACAAACCCAGCAGGATTAAATGTTGTTGAGGTGGGTTATGCAACTTGTTATGATTTAACTACAGTTACCTTTGCTGAATACCAAGGTGGCACAACAACTAATAAAGTTTATAATGGCTAGAAAATTAGAAGTATATAATGACATAATTACTATTAAGATGGATGTTAACCAACTTCCGACTTATAAAATAGATACAGCTGGAGAATTTGTTAAGTGGGGTAAAGACAATAACTTTCCAAAAGAATTATTAAATTCTTATAACAATCATCCTGAACACGCTGCAATATTAAAAGGCAAAGCACGTTATCTTAGCGGACTGAAAATAGTACCTAGTCAAGATTTACCACAAGTTCAACAATTTTTAGCCAAGGCAAATAGATTTGATTCATGGTATGAATTAAGAAAAAAATGTGATTCCGATAAAGCAATTTATGGAGGTTTCGCATGTCAAGTAACAACTAATTTAATAGGGCAACCGATTGAGTTTTACCATTTAGATATGGGTAAGATAAGACTAAGTGCTGATAATTGCGGAGTTTGGTATTCAGAAGATTGGACTGCTAAAAGTTACCATTTAAAAAAGACTTACTTTCCATTTTACAAGGATGGGTTTATAGGTGCTTCAATTTACTATTCTAAGGACTTTACACCGTCTTTAAATGAATTAGATGGCTTATACCCTTCACCGGATTATTCAAGCGTTCTATTAGACATTAATACAGATATTGAGATTAGCAACTTTTTTCACTCTTTAGTAAAGAATGGATTTAGTGCTGGTCATATTATAACTTTTTTCTCGGGCAAATTAACACCTGAAGTTAAAGAAGACATCAAAGAACGTTTTCAAGAGAAACATCAAGGCACACAAAATGCTGGTAAAGTAGTATTAAGTTTTACTAATCCCGATGGTAAAGGAGCAGAAGTTGTAAATGTAACACCTACGGGTTTAGCAGACCAATACGAAGCATTAAATAAACGTAACCAACAAAAGATAATAACAGGACATAACGTTCCAGGAGTATTGTTTAAAATAAAAACTGAGGGTACTTTAGGCGATAGAAACGAATTAGATTTAGCTCATGAATTATTTATTAACGAATATGCTAAGATTGAACAAGTAGCTTTTAATAAGTTTATTGATAAAATGTTTAAACTAAAAACTGGTTTAGATGTTACATTTGAAGTAGAACAAGTTCAGCCAATAGGCAAAGAACTGCCATTAGAAAATCAAAATGTTATCAATGCTTTAAATGCACGTGATCCTAATATCGTAACTAATTATATTATTGAAAAATACGGATTAAAGATTGAAGCTGCAGAAATTGGTTTACCGAGTGCAACTGTAATACAAGAAGAAATACAAGTTAACGAACACCTTAAAAACTTAACAGGCAGACAAAGACAAAATTTATTTAATATAGCCAACAAGTTAAAAAAGGGTGATTATACAGCGGACCAGGCATTAATAATGATTAAGACAGGATTTGGATTAAGTGATGCGGACGCTTTAACGTTCTTAGGAATTGCACAAGATGAAATGAATAATGAAATTGTAAAAGTTCAACAATCTAATGAACGTGCAAATCTTTTTTTAGAATGGGTGCGAAAAAATAAGATACCAATTAATGCAGAAGATGAAATCATTGATGTTGAATATGTAAACTTTAAAGATTCAACTGAGGTATTAAAATTTGAGTTATCGAAACAAAAATTATATACAGCTAATAGGTTTGCTTTGTCAATTACTGATTTAAGAAATGGAATATTAAACCAATTAAAGGGTAATCCATTTGCGAAACCTGAAGAACTTGCTAAGTCGTTAAATGTAGATAAAGACAAAGTTACAACTGTATTAGAATGGTTAGCTGCTAAAAAATTAATTGATACTTTAGGGGGTTTATTTACACCAACTGAAAAAGGATTAGATAAAGATACTGAGGGTTACGATACCGAAATTTATACAGTTTATAGATATGTTGAAAGACCCGATGCTCCAGAAGTAAAAACTGAAAGCAGAAAATTTTGTATTGATATGGTTAATTTAACTGAATCAGATGCTTTGACTTATGAACAAATAGAAACTTACACTAACGAGTTTGGCGAAGATGCATGGAATTATCGTGGAGGGTTTTATACAAATCCTAATACAGGAGAAATAACTCCTTGGTGCAGACATATATGGGTTGGTGAAACAAAAGTAAAACGTAATAAAAAATAACATGGCAACACTTTGGATAGGTCAAGATTATTTAATTAGACATTCGGTTATTGATGACAATACCGAGTACGATAAGATAACACCAGTAATTGAATTGGTACAAGATAAATATATACTTCCTTTATTGGGAACGAGTTTATACAATACGATTGAAACTCACATCTTAGCTTATATAAATAACGCTACTACTATTCCAGCAGCTTACAAAACAATAATAGATAACTACATTTTAAAAATGATGGTGCATTATATTATGTATGAAAGCTCACCAACGTTTAAATTCCGATATGCTAACAAAGGCATAATGACTAATAGCAGTGATAACGGGCAACCAATACCTACTAATGACATGGAATATTTAATGAATATTTGGAAAACAAATGGCGAAATGTATGGAGATAGAATGATAAAATATTTAAACTATAATAATTCTACTTATCCAACTTATAATAATAATACAGGTGCGGATATATTCCCTGAACGAAATGCTTACGATGTTGATATTTATTTAGGTACTAGAATTTTAGGTAAAAAAGATTATAGTAATATACAAGATAATAGAGACAATCCAGTATGGCAATAAGAAAAAAAACAAAGAGTGAAATAAAAAAGTACATTAAAAAAAATAAGAAAAAAATAGATGCTTACATTAAACAAATTGGTAATTGCGATAGAAAGTTATGCCACTGCTCACAAACAAATTAAGAGCTGGTTTTTTGGCGATCCTTGGGATGAATTAAATGGAGGGCAGTCTATTCATTACCCTATGTTATTTGGTACTTTGCAACCTAATAGAATAAGTGGAACGAGTGATGTTACTGTAATTAGATTTTACATTTGTGATAAAAGTAAGAAAGGATTAAGAAATCAATTAGAGGTCTTATCGGATTGCAAACAAATATGTTTAGATACTTTAATTTATTTTATGCAGTATGATTTTAGCGAACTAATAAAGATAAATAGTGAGGTAACTTTAACTGATTTTGTAGATGCTTTTAATGATGAAGTAGCGGGGTGGTATTTTGATGTCGAATTTAGTGCAATATTTGAGTGGGATGCATGTAGTATTCCGATAACAAATCCAACAGTTCAATAATTAATAATTTAAAAATATAAATAAAATGGTAAGTAAAAGAACAATAACAAGACCCGCTAACACTACAGCTTATTCAATAGGCGATGTATTGTCAGGCGATGGAATAGTAATTCCGATAACAATAGATGCTGACTTAGGTAATTCAGTAATTTTAAATAGTTCGATAATAAGTTCTAATCCAGCTTCAACTCCTTCTTTGACTTTGAATTTTTATTCAGAATCATTTACAGTTGCTGCTGACAATGCTGCTTTCGTTCCGACTGCTGCAAATCAAAAGAACTTTTTAGGTAAAATAAAACATACTAACTGGGCGGCAACAACTAACGAAAAAACATCGACTAATGATATTAGCAAACCTATTTGTGT